TGGTTGCTGTGGTGTAGCCATCGGTTTAGTCTGTGTTGCATTCCTTAATATCTCTAATTCAGCTTGAACGTGTTGAACAAAGAACATCTGTATTTCTTCACTCAACATCTTAAAGTCTGGTTTCTTCATTCTGGCGTTATGTTTCTCTATGTGGTCTTTAGTAGCTCCGTCATAAGGTGGCACTTGTTTTCCTTTCTCCATATCTTCGTTCTCTTGTTCTGCTCTCATTGCTGGGTCATTCTCCGCTCCTTCCGCGTTAGGGTCTGAACAGAACATAGCCAAGTAAAGTTTAGGGTCTATATTATAAATAGTTAGTCGTCTTGCTTTTTCCTTCGGGTTCTGTTCATCAAATCCTTCAAAATATGATAATGGGTCTGTTAGTCCAGCTTGTAGTCCTCTCATCAAGTTTTCTCTCTGGGTTGACTTGTCTGAAGTCACCTCGCTCTTAACAAGAACCTCTTGTCCGTCTTCAATATCATCACCGCTAAACTCTAAGTATTCAGCCATAGCTTCTCTGCCTAATATCTTCATCCAGTGAGCGTCTGTATAAAAGACCTTAGCCATCTGCATCATCCAAGCGTAAAGAAGTTCTAATTTGTCATCAGCTATTTGAACGCTTAAGTCTATTCTTCCGAAGTCTCCTTCTCTTAAAATAGTTCTACCGGTTGCTGTTTCGCTTCCTCCTTTTTCTCCTCTTGTAGTTCCGTGAGTTCCCATTATATTATCAAGAGCTTGCTTGCTTTCCTGTAAGTCGTTAAACGGAACGGCTGACATTGCTTGTGGCGCTATGTGGGATACTGCGTCTTGTGCCTTACCCTGTTCAAGCCAGATATCAGCGTTAGGGTCAGACATCATCTTAATTGCCTCTTTCTTGGTAACAAAAGAGCCTGATATAACATTTCTGCCCAATGAAGCGGTAGCAGCCTTATCAATCATCCTCTTACGCTTGTTGATGTTATCTTGAATAACCTTACCTTGTTCAAAGTCTGATGTATCAGCATAAATGCTATTGCCTAAGTTCTTCAATGATAATACAACAAAAGGTTTCCGAGGTTCGTTGAAATAGTTAAGCAATAAGTTCTTAAGTTTCTCATTATTGGTCTTGTCTGACCATTTCTTCCTTAACTTCTTTAGACTTTCCTTTCTGTCTGTTTCGTCCCAGTTCCAGTTAGGATTTTTCTTTTTGTCTAAAATAATACCATTGACCTTATGCACTACAAACTCGTTGGTCCAGTATTCAAGATAGTCAATACTAGTTCCTTTTTTAATCCCATACTCTTCGGCTAACTTAGCCTTAGCTTTAGGGAACATTCTTTCTAAATTGTCTAGTGTATCCTTTTTAAATTCTATTATAAACTTAGCGTCATACTCATCAGTAGCGTCTGGGTCAATCATTATTCTCTGCGGTCTTATCAAGTCTATTTCGAAGTCATCTTTATCTTCGTCAAATCTTAACTTAAAAACTCCAATACGGTAAAGCATAGCGTGTCTAACCCACTGTCCATATTTGATTTTCATATTCTCATCACTCCACTTCCAAGATAAATATGTTTGAGTTTTACGCGCCAAGTCTCTACTCTCATCATTATTCTGAGCCGCTAATACTATTGGTTCTTTACGATTAGAGTTAACTATTGAGATAATCGTTTCAGTTGACATATACAAAAGATTTTCTGCGGTTGGTATCTCATAACTAAACCTGCTAATGTCAAGTTGAGTTCCTTTGTAGTACTCTTCGTTGTCATCTGCTATCCTCTTCATTTTAGTGTAAAGAGGAACAGCCGATGCTACATCGTTGTCTATTTCTCTAACTAAGTCTTCATCCTTCATAGTAACCTTCAACAGTTCCTTGCTGTCTTCAGCTCCTTCATTGATGTCGTCTTTTAGCCCTAATTTGTTTTTTATATAGTCAATCATAAAAAAACCCATTATAAAATTAATGGGTTTCTTGAACCTCTAATGCTGAGCTTCTGGAGCTTCTATAGTCCTCGTCGGGACTCTAAATCCTATCTAAGGTGTGCGATAATGCTATTTTAAACACTGGACTCTCTATTCCTCTTATTATAATATGTTTTACATTAAAGTCAAATACGTTCTTGCATTTACACTTAGGACAGACGATTTCAACCTGTCCACCAGCAAGGTTACACTTAAATAATAACTTATTACAGTTGTTACATCTTATTTCCATTTATGTGTTTGGCTAATGATAAATCCTTTTTAGCAAGAACCTTGATGTCGTGTTCTGTTATTCTTAGGTTCTTGGTTCCGTGATTCCTTAAAAACTCTGGATTGAGGTTTCCTTCACAATCTCTAGGCTGGATAATGTCTTTAGCGTGCTTCTTCTGCATATCTTCTATTTCTGCTCTGGTTCTGTGCGAGTTTTCTTTAAATTTGCTTATGTGTACCATAGTTATTCATATTTTTTTAATATCTCCTTCTCTTTCTCTCGCTGTATCTCTTCGGGAGTATAGTCTAATACAGCTCCTTTAGGGTCTTTAACGCTCTTAATTGGTAGCTCTTCCTTATCATCAAAGATTTCTAATACTGTTATGCCAAATAGTTTATAAGTCTTCATTATTGTTCAATTAGTTCTTTAATAGCTTTTAATTGTCCGACTGTGATAGCTTCTGAGACATTTTCCGTCTTAACCTTGAACGGAGTGAATGCATTGTCAGCTTCTAATAACTCATTATATTCCTTTACTTGCTTCTCTCTCTTATCAATAGTATCTTTATATTCCTTTTGTAGTTTCTCTCTATCAACCTTCAGTTTACCTCTATTCTTGTCGTCAATGTCATAATTTAATAGTCCTCTCTCTTTATCTTCGGTGAAGACTGCCTTACCGTCTTTGTCTTTCTTAGCGTATTTTTCTAATATCTCTCTATCCTTAGCTTCGTATTCTACAAGTTTATCATCTACCTTTAACGCTGCCTCTAATGGTTTTAACTCTGATAATAGCATTTCTTCATTCTTAGACATCGCATAAGCGAATTTAACGCCTGCTAGCCCTGCTACGCCTGCTATTCCTCTATGTAATCTTAATAAATCTTTATTTTTCATTTGATTGTTGTTATTTTTTATTTAATATCTATATCAACTTTCTTTTTCACTAAGAAAGCTATACCGAAAATACCCCTTCTTAAAACATATTTTGTCTTTTCTATAATTTCTATAACATCTCCACTATCTTTTTCATGCTCCATAGAAACCATAGCATCTTCTTCTTTTTTCATTGTGTTATTGTTAATTTATAAATATCTGTAATCTAATATCTCCGGTTCAAACAGCATATCTTCTTCGTTGACAAACCCGTCAACAACTGTTACGCCGTGTTTAACATATCCTCTGTTGTTCCTTGTTAAGACAGCTCCATAGCCTGCTGGTTTTAGTTCAAAGAACATCCTCATCAAGAATAAGTCTGAATAGTCTGGACTTCTACCAATTGCTTCCTTAACCTCTTCCTTACTGATAATGTTTAACTTACTGTCCTTGTCTGGGTCTTTACTCTTAATCTGTTCTAGTTCTTCAATGAGTAAGTCTCTAACATCTTCGTCTTCTGTTCTGACCTCTATCTTATGATTATTGACATAATCGGCTAGCTTATACGCGCACTGAGCTTTTAAGCTCTTAAAATCAGTCAGTTTATTCTCATCAATATCCTTTATCTGCGGTGTGTTAGCTATAAAGCCTTTAACTCCTCTTAGTCCGTCTATTACTCCACCTCCGATTCCGTCTTCGTCTATCAGAATATTACTATATGGAATTTCTTCATCTCTTGCTAACTGCTTAATAACCTCGATAGTCTGATCAATGCCTTGTTTAGCGTATGTTAAAATCTTGTAAGTTTTTAAGCCGACCCATAGCGATATAGTGGTTTTGTCTTTTCCAAACCTGGCTATATCAGCTATTAAAAACTTATCAGATGACTGTTTCGCTGTGTTAGTGAACATATCAATTATAGCGTCATAATTCATTAGTGTTGTAGGGTCTGCGTCATATTCCCAATTACCGAACATTAGCCTCTGTTTAGTAACTTTATCCTTTATCCTTGCTAATTGCTTGCCGTAGCTGTCTGCTGTGTAAGGATTATCTCCGTATAACGACTGAATAAATACTTTGTCTTTTTCTAAAAACCCATTGCTCCACGGCTTATAAAACTCTCTATATGTCCAGTTCTTTTTAGGGTTTCCTGTTATCAAGAGATTAGCCTTAATCCCCAACTCCCTGTTCTCGTGTCTATCTATCCTTGATTTTAACACATCATAAGCCATAAATGGGACTTCACCCGCCTCTTCTATTGCTCCATCTGAAAATTCTAGACTACCAAAACGCTCGTAGAGAGGATCAGAAGGCTTCAATGCGAGGTCTAATAGGTCTATTCTGCTACCATTTGCGAATTCTATGTAGTGATATTGACCGTTTAGCTTCCATTCTGTTGATGGTATCTTATGTTTAGCACAAACTTTTAGGAATGTAAGATATGTTGATTGCATTAGTCTGGTTAGTTCTGTCCTGCCTATAAAAGATTTATAACCGGGATAGAGATAACAGTTAATCAGTCTGCTCTCGCATATCAGCCAGCTCTTGCCTCCTCCCGCTCCTCCACCGAAGAATACTTCATTGATATTAGGGTCTTTTAATGCTTCATATACTTGGTGTTGTTTTAGTGTCGGTCTTATTGTTATTTGCATCGGGAATAATATAATTGATTGATTGTATCTTATCTCCTCCTGATGTTATGTCTTTTTTCTCGGTTGGTTTGAATCCTGCTCTATCTAAAATATCCTTATTAGCATTGAGTTTTACTGTTTCGTTTTTTGCTGTTTTGCTTAATTTTTCTATCCTTGTAATAGCTCCTCCTGCGTGTTCCTTGAGGTATTTTTGTATATCAAGTTTTTTTAAGTTTTCGTTAGCCATAGATGAAGCTGTTCTCTTCTTAGCTTCTTCTGTTGTTTTACCTCCTTTGCTGCCAATATCATAGTTATCTAATATAGCTTTTGTCTGTTCTCCTGTTTCTAAATAATCATCAGCAAAACCCTTTTCTTTTTTTGTTAATCTTTCTTTCATCTGATTTCATAATTACAAAAAAACTCAACCACCACTAAAGGAGTATTGAGTCCAAAAAGTTATTTAAAATTGCTTTTATGCTTCTCATATATGTTTGAGTTAACTATATATAAAAAGTATAAACGATTTTTTGAATGTTGTCAAGAGCAAAAACTTTTTTCTATACCGTATATATATTATTTTAATAAATTAAATTTCTATATCACTTTCTACTTCATTTCCCCACACATCCCAACCGCTTCTCTTGCTTCTCGCAAATAATTCTAATTTATTTGTGTTTGGATAAAGTCTTTCAATTATTTGATATGATATTTCTGGTTTTTGGGAGTGTCTTTTTACCTGTTCTGTAAAAACACTATGTATTTTTCCTCTCTCTTCCTTGTCCACTGGCAATAACTTTCCTCTATACATATAAAGAAGATATTCGTGTCCATATCTTATTGTAAAGGCGGCTGGAATACCAGTTACTTTATTCCAAATCATTCTTGCGTGAAGTTTATATCCTAAATTTTTTGCCATATTTTCAGCTTCAAATAGATATTTATCTATCGTCCATAAAAACAATATATTAGGAATATCACTATAAGTTAATAAAATGTCAGTCATTAGTTTTTCTATCTCTTTGAGTGAAATAACTTGGTATTCCAATTCGCTTCCAGAAGAATTTGGTCTTGCGTTTTTTTTCCCACCCTTAGATTGTTTCCACGGTGGGTCAGCATATATTATTTGATATTTCTTTCCTTTCATAGTTATTATTAGGTTAATAAATTATCTACTTGTTCACAGTGGGGTCTAATCTTTTAAGCATTTTTTCCACCGCTCCTGATAAATACCTATCTTGCTCCCAGACTATTTCTTCCAAATTACTGCCATTGGTATTGTAGGCAACATCCCAGCTTGTATCGTCTTTTTCCCGCCATATTTGCAATCTATGCCCACCAACTTCAAGCGGTAATTTGTCTAAAAGTAAATCTTGTTCTGTCATAGTTATTATATTAGGTTAGTAAATCTTCAGTTATTTTTGTATCGCTTGTTGTTATGATTTCAATCTTTCCCATTCCGCATTGAGGACAGCCATTATAACACATAGCACAGTATTCACAACCACATTGACATTTTACTTTTGAACAAATATGCATTTCCATAGTTATTATATTAGGTTAATTATTTTATATTAACTCTATTATTCCAAAGTTGTATAGCTTTATTTTCAAGCCATTCTGTTGGTTGACTTATTGCTCCAACTGTTCTCTTGATTAAACACTTTGGGCATTTTATTGTAATACTTCTTTTTTTAGAATATTCATTTCCTGTTAAATAAGCTATTGGTTCTTCACCGCAAAAAGGACACTTTGATAGTTCTGGTAGTTTTGTATCGTAATTATGTATTGACATAGTTATTATATTAGGTTAATAAATTGGCTAAGTTGATATTTGTTCTCCAACTACAAAAATTTTAATGCTAAACTGGTTTATTTCTTTACATTCTACTTCTTCGTTAAACAATTTTCTTGCTTCGTCATTATCAATAGCTTCAAACTCAAAAATTTTATCTTCATAGTTGTTGTTTTTTCTCTCACTATAAATTGCTTTGTATAGTTTCATATTCATTATTTTAATAAATTAGCTAAGTCTTTTTGTAACTACTTTTCCAGTTTGAAAATTTATTATAGTAACATAGTGGTATGTCTTTTTTAATCTTTTATACATTTTTCCGTTACAATCTAAAATAGGTTTATATCTATTGTCGTATTTCCAACTGTTGTCTATTGTTTGCCATCCTACCATAGTTATTATATTAGGTTAAATTAGCTGAATTTTAATAAATCTTTTTGTGAAATTTCTGGAATGTCAAATAATCTATTCTCTTGTTTTATTCTGTAATAGGCGTATTTGCCATCTTGCTTTCTTTCAATGTCTCCGTCTTCTACTAAATATCGGGCTATTCTGTCCGAACCACTTCCGAGCCAGCCATACTTTGTATTGACTTTGATTAAATCATAGCTTACGGTCCAGTCTTTGTTGTCTTTTAGTAAATTTAAAATAATTTCTCTTTGTATCATAAATTAGAAATTAGAGTTTTGATATTCCTGCCCCATTCCAGATTGAAACTTTTTCAAAATTCTTATTTGTTCCACTCCTCTGTCAATCAGGGATTTAAAAAGTAAATAATCCCTGTAATGTTCGGTTGTTTTCGCTTGATTTTCAGCTCTGGCGTGAGATACTTCGCCCGCTTCGTATTCTATAAGTTTATTTCTGTAATTTATTTCCGCGTTTATTTTGTGGGCTTCAAAAAAAGAAAGAAAAGCGTTTATTTGAATTGCGTTATTATAAGCGTCTCCAACAGTTATACTCTCCTTGCTTTCAAGGATAAGTCTTAATGTCTTGTCGTATTCTGTTTTTAATAATTCATTCATAATTTTATTTAAGGATTATTTAAAATCCAAAGCCGACAATATCGTCAATACTCCTGACGACGATATATTTACATCCGTTTTTTTTGACATTCTTTTCAAATTCTTTTTGTCCTTCGCTTTGTTTGGTTTTTTTGGTTTTAACTTCTATAAACCAAGCCATTCCGTCCAGTAAAAGAATAATGTCGCTTACTCCGTTGATTGAATACTTCGGCATACTTCTGAAACATTTTCTTGAAGTGTCAAAGATTGAGAAGTTATTGTTTCGCCAAAAGTAGTATTTTTTTACCGCCAGATAATCACAGATTGATTGGAGAACTTCATTTTCTTTCATTTAATTGATGTTAAAAAATCTTTATCTTTTTTGGTTAGTTTATATCCTTGAGCGTCTAAGAACTTTGCGGTCTTGTTTAGGAATTTTGCTCTCTTGTCTCGTGAGTGGATGTTTGATTTGTCGTGGCATTCTTGACAAACTGGAGCGGAGTTTAATGGACTGTTGCTAATTCTTTTGTAGATGTGATGTAGCGTGAGCGGTTTTGAAAGATTACAATCAAAACAGGTGTAGCACCAGATAAACAGCTCACGCGTCTTTTCTGAGAATGGGTTTAATAGTCCTCTATTTTTCATCTTATATATTTATATCTTCTTTAGTTGTCTATATTTTAATGACTTTTTTATACTCCAACCTTTATTCAGTCTCGCCCAAAGAGTTCCTCTCTTTACGTTTAATCCTTCTTCCCATTGTCTCATTGTTTTAGTTTTTCCTTTATAAGTTATTAAACGATTTGTTCTTGTGTTATTACATTGCTCTTTATGTGTAGACCATTTACAATTATCTTTGCAATAATTGCCGTTATTATCTATCCTATCAAGAGTTTTGTTTTCAGGGCGATTTCCTATATCTTTATAAAAGTTTTCAAAACCATTTTCTCCTAACCATTCGCTACAAACTTTAATTCCTCTTTCCCCATATTGTTTATAATGTTGATGATTTGGATTTGAACATCTTTCTTTCATTCTCTCCCAGCTTTTATATGTTCTTGTTCCAACCATTCCGTGCTTGTAGTTTCCTTTTTTCATATTTTTAAATAAAAACTCCTACACATTGCCTGGAAGCGTTGTATAGGAATTTTAAAATTAAAGCTCTAATTTTAGATTGCTTCCAGGCATCTATAAACAGTATAGATGTTTTTTATTTAATTGTCAAGAGCAATCTTTTCATTGATAGCATTTGCATCATCTTCATTTATTTCTTCGCTTTTTTCTTCTCCTTGTTTAGTCTTTACTTTTGATAACTCTTGCCATTTATCTATTCTCCAGTCTCCGACAACCAAATAAGGAATAATAACTTTTTTCCCAGCAATAACTTTTCTTTGCAGGATAACTCTTACTTTTTTACCGACCCAATCAAGACTGTCTTCTCCTAATTCTTCTACCAACACATTGATAGTTGACTGATTGAAACTTAATTTTTTTTCTCCATTTCTGGTCTGAATAATAAAATTAGTTTGCTCTCCGAATTTACCTTCTTCTTTTGTCCCACCGTCTAAAATAACCACATCGTCTCCTTCTTTCAAATCGGCTTCGTATTTTTTACCGTCGTATTCGTAGTCTTCTTTGTTAGCAAATCCTACTCCTCCTCCTTTTTTAATTTCAAATTTCATTTTTTTTATTGTTAATTATTTAAGGTCTTTTAAAAACGCTTTTTCTTTTTCATTTGGTTCTTTCTCTGGGTATTCTGCATTTCCCCATTCTATATTGCCGTCAACCAAATGCTTGCAATACCATTTTCCGTGCTTGCTTTTTGACATCGGTTTTTGGCAGATAGAACAATGCGGTATCGGTTCTGGTTTTGGTATTTTATCATTTATCAAATCTCTTGCTTTCGCATAGTTTTCTTTGAAGTCTTCATAACTGTCAAATTCAAGCTCAAAATATGCATACATTTCCGTTGGTATTCTTTCTGTTATTTTCATATTTTTAAAATTTTACTAATAAATGATTTTTTCTTTTTGTAGTGTTTGCATTTTCCGTCAATGTTTAATTC